AAGACGATCCCTCTTTGATTGCAAGATTAAACCAGACACTAAAAGAATTAGGGGAACTTAAACAGCAATCGGGCAAGGTTGTATATCTAGCAAATGCAAAGCCGAGTGATCCTGTAGTTAAGGAAGTTATAAAAGAAGTCGTCAAAGAGGTTCAGGTAAAGACTCTTGATAAAAAGAAACTCGTTTGTTTTTGTTTAATAGCATACACGGTCGGAGCGCTTAGCACTTTCGTAATTGAAAGGCTTATCGGTTACCCTTTCTTTTAAGAAAGGCTAAACATGTTTGGTCATAGACCGATTAGAACGATTCTAAGTGCGCCGTTTAACGTAACAACAACCTCTCAGCTTGTATTAGCTGCAAATGAGCAAAGAAAATTTGCTGAGTTTATAAACAATTCAGATGAAAATATCTTCCTATCCTTCGGAAGCGCCGCAGCCGTGGACGATGGGGTGAGAATATCCGCGGACGGCTTTTCCTACGAGATAGACTTTGCTAACCTTTGGTTAGGCGATGTTTTTGCAATTCACGGTGGGACGGGGAACAAGAAACTACTCATAAGGGAGTGGAGATAATGGGCGGGATTAGAGCTCCTCAAGATATTTTTTACAGAAGATGGAAAAAGGCTCAAAGCCTAATTCCTATTTGCTGCATAATATCTTTAATCATTGGCTTTGCTCTTGGTAGGTTAGTTTAAATGTCTAGGCTAGGCGGCGGACCAGGGCGGAGTACAGTAACCTTAGCGGACGGCTCAACAGTAGTCGTTTCTGGTTTATTTACTGCAATGGTTGTTACTACTAAAGACGTGACAGACGTTGCGTCCGCATTGCCGCTTGTTGCGTTAGCCGATAGAAACTCTATAACCATTTCAAACCTATCGACTACAGAAACCCTTTTTATTTCGAGCTCCGCGAGCGTAGCCGCAAATAGAGTAAATGGAACAACCGCGGGTCATGAAATTGGACCCTTAGAGTCTTTCAATATTAACATTACGGATGCTATAGTTTTATTCGGAATAGCTGAAACAGGTAAAACGATAAAAATTAAGGTTATGGAAGTCGCCTAATGAGTAATCAAACACAAACAGCCAGAGTCAAACCGATACTTGCGACTAACCCGACGATATACAATCTTTCAATGCCCACGGCGAACAATGAGTATTCACAAGTTTTGAATAACTCAACAAAAAGGCTCATGATTAGGATGCGGACTAAAGGTAAGTGCCGTGTTGCTTTTGTTTCTGGAGATACTGCAATTCTTTATTTTACGATAGAAGCCGGTGCTGTATACTCAGATGATAACTTAGATCTATCAACAACAACGGTTTATCTAAGGAGTGATGTCGGGTCACAAATTGCTGAAATACTTGAATGGACGTAAAAAAGGGGGAATAAATGATAACTATTGATTCAATTAGTCACTTAAATCATAGCATTGCTATTATTGATAGCGCGGGAGATGCTCTTGCAATAGCGGCGGACGGTAGCATTGCGGTAACAGATAACGGCGGGTCGTTAACTGTTGACGGTACAGTGGAACTTGGTGCGGCGTCTCTTGCTGCTCTTGAGTCGATCACGGTGCAGAATCCGGGTGGCGCGAGCGCTGTAAATATTCAGGACGGCGGTAACTCAATTACTGTTGATGGCTCCGTGTCAATCACTGGAACCGTTGCTGTTACTCAGTCAACCTCTCCATGGGTTATCGGCGACGGCGGTGGATCCATCACTGTTGACGGTACTTTGGCTGGATTTTATGCCGAAGATTCCGCCCATGTGTCGGCCGATATTGGGGTTCAAATTTTATCAGTGCGTAGGGATGCCAATACTTCGCTTGTAAGCGCGGATGGTGACTATGCACCGCTCCAAGTTAACTCTTTGGGCGCGTTAAAGGTGGGTCTGTTTGATGGCGCTGGGGATCAACTAGCTATTAACGCAGATGGATCTCTCAACGCACAGTTTACTGAGTCTGGCTATAGCAGCTGGCAAGTAAGCAATTTTACTGCAAATACTACCGAAGGTTCTATCACAAGTTTTGCAAATCGCCTCCGGGTAGAAATCCAAAATTTGGGTAGCCAAGACCTTTATATTCGCCACGTTACTGGAGTTACCTCTGCAAACGGATTGAAGATCCCAAAAGGTTCTTCTTACGAGCAGGCCCTAGATAACGGTGCGGCAATCTTCTATGTTACCGGCGCCGGTTCTACCGACGTTCGAGTGGCTGAATACGCTGCGTAATTGAGGTGAGATAATGCTAAGCCCTGTGTACACAAAGTTAGAGAAAAAAGATGTTGAAATATGCAGGGCTTTTCAGAACCTCATAAAGCAAGGAAAGTTCGAGATAAAGGGGGACGCAATTACGCATTGCGGCTCCCTTTTCAAATGGTTTCTGGAATTAGATAAGAGAATCGAGAAAACATTGGAGGCTCCGCCTCCTGAAACAATTAGAAAAGATCTAGACGGGGTAGAGGAATCAAGTGGCAGTTAATGACTTAGATTCAGCGGATGGCACGCAGGCGATAAGCGCCGCTTCCTTGCCATTACCTACTGGCGCATCAACTTCAGCGCTACAAACAACTGGCAATACTTCTTTATCGTCCATTGACACAAAGACGCCGCCCTTGGGCCAAACGACTATGGCTGCTTCCCAGCCGGTTGTAATTGCATCAAATCAATCTGCTGTACCAATTTCAGCTGCAAGTTTGCCATTACCAACTGGTGCAGCTACCGCTGCAAATCAAGCAACAACAAATGCCTCTCTCGCATCTATTGACGCTGGTATTCCAGCAGCATTAGGTCAAACGACAATGGCAAACTCAATGCCGGTTACAATGGCAAGCGATCAATCGACAATTCCTGTTAGCGTTTCCTCTATCGCAGTTGGTGCAGACACAAGAAAAACATTTGTAGCAAGAGCACAAGCGGCTGCTTTGGGAAACAACAAATCAATGTTTTCGCTCCTTAATGCTGGTGGCTCTGGCGTTGTCGTTCGCATACAAAAGATTTATTTAATCAACACACAAAACGCCGCTGTAACTGGTATCAATGCAGATTTTAGCTTGTTTAGAATGACCGGCCACTCTGTGGGAACCTCAATCACTCCACAAACCCATGACACAGCTGACACGCTAAGCGTAAATGTAACGGCAAGAACTGGAGCAACAATAGCTGGTGAGGCAACACCCGCGCTTTATAGATGGATATGGGGTAGCGATGAATGGTCGACTGGTGCAGCAGACGCCGATAGCGCAGACCATGGATTGCAAAATCTTATTCCGCTATATGCGCCGCAAATGAATGAAAAAGCGATTACAATTAGAGCGGGCGAGGGGCTTACGTTAAAGCAAACGGTCAACTCCACGTCTGGAACGTTTGACGTGATTTGTGTTTTCACGGAGGCCACAACATGATCGAATTACCATGGGCGGAGTTTAAAAATCAGGTCCTAGGCGGAGTTCAGTGGAGCATACTTTATTTTGAATTAGCAAATCACTATTTTATTTATGCAAAACAAAATCAGTTTACTGTTGTTTGTAAAATGCATAAAGATAGCGGAGCAGATCAGCTAGACTTTGAAAACAACTACAAGAATAGCATAGGTAATATCGTTACAGATAATGCCCGCACACAGTTCGAGCGCGAAGATATTAGACTTCAAATTGCTAAAGCTAAAGCAATCATTAACCAAAATGGCGAGGCCGTAATTCGGATAAGGGTGCCAGGGATTGTAGGTCAAGATTCTAGGTATATAGCTGGGGGTTATGCTTTTACCGACGTATTTACTTTTGGTGACGCTGTAACGGAGATTAACGTTGTTGATGTGGATAATATAGCTGGTTACGGCGCGGAAACTGTACTGGGAACTTATCATGATGTTGATGCAGATAGCGAAAACTCAGGCTGGTACTTTTGGCCATCTCCACAAGTTGGTGGAGAAATAGAGGTCGAGCAAAACTTAATGGGATATTATGGTAATATCAAATCTGGTTTTTTTGTAGAAATGAAGTTCAAGATGGCGCAAGGTAGCACCGCCACAACTGTTTATTGTAATTTATTTTTAGGTAAGGTGGCATGATTAACTCTCAAAACGGTGATATTTGTTTTTCTTATAACCCAGAATCATTTTGGTCAAAGTTAGTCAGGTTCTTTACTGGTGGCCCTTGGTCTCACTGTTTTAGCTTCTTTCAGGAAGTAGCTGGTCAAAAGACGCTTATTGAGTCAAATATGACCGTAAGTATCCTCTCAATAGAAACATACGCAAAGACAACGGACGTTTGGGAAATATATAGGCCAATTAAGGCTTCAAAAGCCGATATAGATAGAGCAAACCTTTTTATGCTCAACAACGCCTCTGGAGTGATCTATGGCGTATTTCAACGGTATTGGTTCATTATTGACTGGGCTCTAAACAAGATTGGTTTCAGAAGTAAGCGCAAAAACTTTTGGCCACACGGTATTATTTGCAGCGAAGCCCTTTATCTTTACATTAGAGAATTAGGCGGAGAATATTCTCAAAGCGTTAGCCACTTGTCTGAAAACGAAGTTGACTCGGACGAGTTATATTTAGTCATAAGAAACAGGCTCGATTTATGGCAATTTATAGACAAGAAAGATTACCCAAGGGATAATTATTTATTGAAAACTATGAGCGCATAGATTTTTAAAATCAGCCCAATGACGGGCACTTAGATCGAAAGACTAAGTTTTGAGGGAGTAAATAAAAAGATGGCAAACACTATCTATTTTCCAAACCTAAAGAAGGATGACCAAAGGCCTATTGCAACTGGAACTGTAAAGACGGTTTCAGGTGAAGATCATGCGTGTTTAGACGTTTTCATTCAAAACGATTCGCTTGCGCCTGTTGCCGTTGGTCCATTAAAGTTTACAAGGAACGGCTCAGATCAAGTCGTAACAGAAGATACAACAACACCAGCAAACAACCGACCGCTTCCCGTAAAGCTGATTGACGCCTCCGGCGCCGTTACAATTACAGCCAGCAATCTAGAGGTTCAGCTTAGCCATTCAGGAGCAAATCCCGATTCAGTAAGAATAGGAGATGGAACAGAGACAGTTAGCATTACCGCGGCAAACCAAATGGAGGTGGCTGTTACTGCTGCTCTTCCAGCTGGAACCAATAACATAGGCGATGTAGATGTATTAAGCGTTGTTCCAGGAACCGGCGCCACAAACTTAGGAAAAGCCGAGAGCGCTACTCATTCCTCTGGCGACACCGGAATTATGTGCCTTGCAGTTCGTAACGATGCCGGGTCACTCATGGCTGCGGATGGGGAATATATCCCGTTTTCCGTTAACTCCTCTGGAGAGTTGCGAGTTACTAGCACAGCGGCAACAGAAGTTGCAACAGCCGCGGATGGCGGAGCTCTTCCAGCACTCACAAAGGTTGTTTCCGGTTTTGACGGTACAAACGTGCAAGTTATTAAAACGGACGTTGCCGGAGAGCTCCAGGTTGATGTGCTTACTCAACCAGCAAGATCTCATACAACGGATTCTATTAGAATAGGCGACGGAGTAGAGATCGCAAACGTTACGGCTTCAAATCAGCTTGAAGTTGCCGTGACTGCGGCTCTTCCGGCCGGAACAAACAATATTGGGGACGTTGACGTTCTATCTCAGCCAGCAAGGTCGCATACGGTCGATTCTATCCGCATCGGAGACGGTACGGACCTGGCAAACGTAACGGCGGCGAACCAACTCGAAGTTGCAGTAACGGCGGCACTCCCATCGGGAACCAACAATATCGGTGACGTTGATGTTCTCTCTCAACCTGCGAGATCCCATACAACCGACTCAATCCGCATTGGCGACGGTGTAGACTTAGCTAATGTCACAGCGGCAAATCAACTTGAGGTCGCCGTTACTGCTTCCTTGCCCGCTGGAACGAATAATATAGGAGACGTTGATGTTCTTTCAATAGTTCCTGGCACTAGCGCAACTAGCCTCGGTAAGGCAGAAAGCGCAACTCATTCTTCGGGCGATGTCGGAGTAATGTCACTAGCTGTGCGTAATGATGCGGGAACTGCTCTTGCGGCAAACGGTGAATATATTCCGTTTTCTACAGATTCAAGTGGAGCTCTTAGAACGGTTGAAAAGGCATTAAGCACTGTTGATTTCTTCGATACTCCGCTTTTGGACGCAAGTTCAACAAATATTCCTGGAAGCGCTGCAAACTCGTTGCAGGTAATCGCTTCCCTTGCCTCCGCCGTTAGAAAGATTCAAGTTTTCGATACGACTGGCGAGTTCTTTGGAATATTCACTGGCGCAGTATCTTCGCCGACGCTTGTTGCCGTTGTTGGCCCTGGTTCAAATGAAACTGTAGATGTTTCAATCGCCGCTGGTACGTTGATTTCTCTTAGATCGCTAACAACAACCGCAATTTCGTCGGGTAACGTAACGATGAACTTTATGGGATAAGGAGAAACTTGTGGGCGCAACAATTTTTAATGGTCCAAGAGTAAAGGCACTAAAAAAGATCTTTGGCCTGAACGGTGGGGTTGACATTATATCCTCAACCACAGATCCAACTTCTGTGGCCGTATCTGCTAGCATTGGCTCTTTGCTTTTAAATGAATCAAATGGAAGCGCATACTTAAAACAGGACGCTGGATCGAGCACAAACTGGAGCCAATTAACCTCTGGAACTCCTTCGGTTTCTGCAACGACTAGAACAGTTTCACAAGTAGCACACGGCTTTGCAGTTGGCGACGTTGTTTTCTTGAGCGCCGCAAATACCTTTGCAAAAGCCAAGGCGGATGCAGATTCAACTTCTGAAGTGATCGGCGTTGTCCACTCTGTACCAAATGCAAACAGCTTTTCCATGACGATGACCGGAAGAATTACCGGGCTTTCTGGCCTAACAGCTGGCGGCACTTACTTCCTATCGCCAACAACAGCTGGTGCCATTACCTTGACGGAACCAACAACTTCCGGCCAAATCTCTAAGCCTATTCTTGTGGCTGAATCAACAACAACGGCTTACGTTGTACAGTTCCGTGGGGCTGTAATTGGAGGCGGTGGGGGAGCAACAATAACAAGCTGGAGTCAATACACTCCGACGTTTACAGGATTTGGTACAGTCTCCACTCAATCATTTTGGTTTAGACAAATTGGAGACTCTTACGAAATTCAAGGTAAATTTACTTCAGGCTCCACCACTGCAACACAGGCACAGATAACCTTACCAAGCAGCACAGTTAGTTCGACAAAAGTTCCAGCAATAAGAGCAGGCGGATTTTACTTTCTTGGAGGTAGCTCTGTTTCATTTAAAGGAGGATCTGTTTTGATTAACGGAGGTAACTCTTTTATTAACCTCAGTAACTCGAACGGTTTTAGTGGCACAAATACCGACACCCTAGCAGCAGAAACAGCAAACAATATTGCAGCTTCAGGAAGCGTGTTATCTATTTGCGTGACCATACCAATCACAGGACTTTAATTAGGAGATATTATGCCGACTTCAAACATAAATTTCACTAGCTTAGGCATTGGCGGAGGAATGGCTGGAAGTGATTGGTTATCATATACGCCAACGTGGACCTCTACCGGAACGGCTCCGACGCTAGGAAACGGAACGATAACAGGCCAATATAGGCGAGTTGGCGACTCCATAGACGTCATTATTAAGTTCGTCTCTGGGAGCACAAGCACAGCTGGAACAGGCAAATGGCAATTCACTATTCCAAGTGGATTGACTATAAATGAATCAAAACTAAATACCACAAACAATAGGCCAATTGGATTTGGTATAATGCAAAACTTCGCTGGCAGCGATCACGTTTTTATTTCTCCCACTTACATAACCTCAGACAGTAACAAGGTTCGAGCAAACGTTTACTATATTTCTTCTTCCAGATTATCTGTGTTTGACCAAATAGGACCAACTGAGCCCGGCTCCTTTGTGGCGGGTCAGTGTAATATAACTTTGTCTTTTTCTGTTCCTATTACTGGTTTTACGGCTGGAGGTTCAGGGAGTACTGGCCCTAGATCAATGGTAAGACTAAACACGGGCAATGGTTCAGGAGCAACCAACACCACGGTGCAAAGATTTTTGAATACAAATACAAACACAGGAAGCGCAATTACTTATACCGATTCAGCAACGCTCGGTGCAACATTTACAATAAATGAAGCCGGTGTTTATGCCATATCTTTTAGTTTAAACCAAAACACCGCGGCTGCAATGGGGTTATCACTGAACGCTGCAACACCTTCTAATGCTTTGTCCTCTCTCAGTGTTAACGAACGCTTGGCCTATTCAACAAGCGACGGAGACGGAAACCCTGGACACGTTGCATGGACCGGAATACTAGCAGCAAACGACGTTATTAGAGCCCATCACCAAGGAAATACAGATGGATCAAACGCAGCGAGAACATCTTTTACAATAACTAAGGTGACAAACTAGATTTATGAGCATGATATAAAAAGCAATGGGGGAACAAATGATAGCTTGGAACAAAGTAGTCAATTGGGCTTTTTTCGCAATGCTATCATATTTTGCTTATGATCTATCTACTACCATGAAACACATGGGAGTTTCTATAAATGAGCTCAATAGAAACGTTGCTGTTCTAGCATATCAGTCAAACGCATTTAAAGATGAGATCTCTGAAATAAAGCGGAGGTTAAATGCCATTGATAAGCGATGAAATTAAGCCTTACATTGTTCGTTATCCTTACGTTTCTAATAAGATCGGGGAACAACCCGACGGCAATCCCATCCTTTACCAAGCCGTGTACTTGGCCATAAAGAGGCGCTTTGAAACTGATTTCGATCATGACAAGTTTTGGGTCAGGGACACATACCAGGACGCCATGCTAGAGCCTGGCCTTATATCCCGCGGCTCTCATAAGAAGAAAGACAGGCAGGCTCATGATGACTATATCGGGCTTGTGTATAGCTCGCATATCACTGGAGAGTTTACAGCTGCTTTAGACATTTGCGAATACGGGAAAAAGCACAATTGGTTTTTTTACACGGCGGATGCCACATGGAACAAGGCTTTCTTTGGTAGGATGCCAGGATTCATTGCGCATGTTAAGCTGGGTTGTAGAATTAAATTAAATATATTTGACCAAATTTATTGGTTCTTGCGTGTTTCCTTTAGCGGATCCGAGAGCGGGAAACAGCTTTCGTTTGTAATGGTTGATTTGTATCAAACTCAGCCATACAGGTACAAGATTTTGGATTGGGCCGTTGCCCGCTTTGAAAAAGCAATAAAAGAGGGCTATCCTGATTTAATGGGAAGCGTATTTGGCATTTATTACAGCAAAGATCATTTATTTGCTAAACGCATGAGGGGGAGGCTATGATTAGATGTTTGCTTATCTTGAGTTTATTTTTTGTGCTCACGTCTTGCGCATCGAAAAAGATAATGAAGAATTGCAAAAACGTAGACGGGGAATTTTACGTTTGTGAAAAACCATAAGGGGGGAATATGCCTATAGAACAAAAGCCGTGGTATCAGTCGAAAGTCGTACTTGTAAACCTTGTGATGGGTATGGTTATGATGGTCTCTCAGTTTAGCCCAGAGCTAGCTGAAGTGCTTAAGCAATACCTTGGAACAGAGGCGGCAATCGGATGGGCGCTAATCAATATCGTTTTGCGTCTATTTAAGTCAAACGTTGTACTGTGATTGGTTCAATCATTAACCTATTGGGAGCGGGCCTTTCTCTTTGGGATAACAAAGAAAAAAGTAAGTACCAAGACAGGTATATCGAACTTAGGCGGAGGATATATGAGGAAGAAAATAAAAATCCCGCTGATATTGATGACAGTGTGCTCGATAATTTATATTTCGAGCTGCGCCTCCTCAGTGATAGCTTCAGTGCCCGCGTTGGAGAAAAGAACACTCCGCCTAAGCCGTGAAAAACCAGGATTTGCTGAGTACCAGTACCGTGTATGTGTTGCTCATTTTATTTGGTGTACAGAGTACAAAATGAAAAAAGATTTTTATGATCTTAAAGACCCTAGTGTTAATAATAAACTTATTGATATTGGCTTCGTTTTGGTTGTGAAGGAGAGACGTTAAATGCCTACAAGTACCTCAAACATGGATCTTAAGATCCCTCTCGCTGGAGAGAGCGACTATGCCACCTCTGTTTCAACCTCCTTCACAAACGTTGATAACCACGATCACTCAAGCGGTAAGGGAACGCAAATCATAACGGGCGGAATCACCGATTTGGCTGTGACTTCGGCAAAGTTAGCAGCTGGCGCAGTTATCACGACAAAGATAACAGACGCCAACGTTACAAGAGCAAAGCTAGAATCTGTTGGTCAACAAATATCATCTTCTAGTGGATCGCACTCTGTCACAACACTGGCTGACGTAACCAATCTTTCTATAAACATTACAACTACTGGACGACCAGTAATGATTTTCTTAATTCCAACTAATTTAGCTGGCGTTTCTGGTAATTTTATCATGTCCTCAAATGCTGCAAGTAACACGTCTATGACAATCACATTAACCAGAGGAGCAACAGACATTGCTATTTGGGTGGCCTCTCATACTGGGTCAACAGGTCATTCAGTAACAATGTTACCCTCAATTATTCATATTGATCCAATAGCGGCTGGAACTTACACTTACAAAATTAGAGCCGTGGCCAATACAGCTTCGGGTCAAGCATACGCAATCAATGATGTACGCTTAGCGGCTTACGAATTATAGGGGGGAACGTTAAAATGATGAACAAAAAAATGATGGCCATGAAAATGATGGGAAAAGAAAAGCCTATGCTGGATTATTCCAAGCTAAAAATGGGCAAAATGAGCAAAATGGATGAAATGGAAGAAGGCAAGGGCTTTGTATCCATGATGGTTACTCCCGAAGAGAAGAAAATGATTCTTGAAATGCGTGGAGAAGAAGAGGAAGAAATGGAAGACGATTCCATGGAAGAAAAAATTCCCATGATGAAAAAAGGAATGAAGGAGTATTAAATGGGCCTTAATCCTCGGTTTCAGGGAATAATAAGACAGTATAGACCGATCGAAAATACCGAAAATACGGTTAGGATTAGAGCACTAGAGGAGGGCCAAAACGTCCAGCCTCCTCAAGTCCAGCCAATGCCCGCTTTGCCTCCGCAAAATATGAATTTTAATAGTAGGTTGGTTTCTAATCAAACAATACTGCCGACCGGTCCTGCGAGGGAACAGAGGATGCCAACAAAGGAGGAGATGGAATCTCTATCAAAATGGCACCCAAGATTTATGCCGGAATGGCAAAAAGACTATATTTTCAGGGGAAGAAGATTAAGAGCATTAAAATATTTTTAAGGGGAAAAAATGAACTTAAGCCAATTAAGAGCAATGGCAAGAGCGGAGGCGGATGAGCAAAGTACTGGCTTCATTGGAGACGCTGAGCTCGACACGTTCATTAACCGCGGGTTTCGCTATGTATATTCCAAGCTAATCACTCAGTTTCAGGATTATTTCATTGTTAAGGGGACCGTTGGAAACGGCGGGCTCATAACGGTTGTTTCCGGTACAAACGAGTATAGCTTGCCAACTACTCACCAAAAGCTAGTGCGAGTTGAGCGACGGGATTCAAATGATACCAATGAAAACAATTGGAGAATCCTAGAGAGAAACAATATTGGCAATGACCAAATGAATGACTATTACCCTGTAAGAGAGGGTCGAGATCTTGGCTTTGGTTATTTTATTGCTGGAAACAAGATCTTTTTAAGGCCAGTGCCTTCTAGTGGTTTTCACTTAAGACTTTGGTTTATTCCAAGGCTAACAGAGTTAACAGCAACAACGGATGAGCCGTCTATTCCGGTTGAATACCATGAGTTGATCGCCTCTTATGCCTCTATTATGTGCTTAAAGAAATCAGGCGAATCAATTTGGCGTGAAAACATGGAACACTTCCAAATTGATCTAGAAAATCTTATTTCATCTTCCTTGCACCGTGTGCACTCACCTGAACAGATGATTGTTACAGATGATTCAGATTATTACACTGGAGGGAGCTATTAGTGTTTTCATGGAGTACACTATCAATTCCTAGATTGTATGGTTTAGACCTGAAAACAAACGTTGTTGACGTTACAGATGGCTTTTCCCTTGGGTGCGAGAATGTTTTTCAAAATAATATTGGTGTAATAGCAAAGAGACGGGGAAACTCTGTTGCTTTTGAGAAAGATCACACGTCCTCTAGTCCTGTCCGAGAAATTGGATCTTGTATAATAAACGGAACAAAGTTCTACTTTAAGTTTATCGGAACTTCCTTCTTTCACGCTACAGCCTCAGATTCAACGGCTGTAACCACTGAGATTGCAAGCGCGGTCGCGGCTTCCGGCGATATATATTGGGCAACGCTAAACAATAAATTGTATTTTGTTGATGGAACTAGTGCCTTAAAGTTCTTTGACGGAACAACAATAAAAACTAGCCTGATTTACCAGAGACCAACTGTCACAATGACATCGTCCGGCGGAACCGGATTTGATTATTCCTACACAGTAGACAATGGGCTTGGTGAATCTCCGATAAATACGAATAACTTTCCCTTAAATCAAGGCGCAACTATTGTTGCTACCATTCCAGCAAACACCGGCCCGCAAACTTTGCAAATTGGAGATAGAATAAGGGTATATTCTAAGCCAACGTCAACCGTGGCTCAATGGAGAAACGTAACACCTACAAGTGGTTCAACGGCTGAGCTCTCCTTTTCGAGCGATGCCTCTGGAGGATACGCAACAATAACCTCAACAGCGACACCTCCCTATGAAATAAGCACAATTGCACTAACGGAAGATTCTATAGTTTTATACACCGATCTTGGAGTAGCAATTAACACAAGCGCACCAACAGCTTTAACAGGGATCACGGCGCATTATGGCCGTTTAGTCGGATGGAAAGGCTCCTCTGTATTTTGCTCTAAGGTTACAAACTCAGATTCATGGCCATCTGATTCGGCGTTAAGGGAGGCATTTACATATGGTTTTTTTACTGGAGACGGCGAAAACATAACAGTTTGCAAGTCTTATAAAGAGTCCCTTTATGTGTTTAAAGACACAAAGCTAGCAGCGTTTGGAGGCGTCGGGCCGGATGATACCGCAAACAACGCTTTCACATTTAGAAGAATAGAAACAAATGGGATTGGATGCGTTGCCGGGAAGTCGATTCAGGTAGTCGGAGACGATGAAACCACAAACAATTACCTTGTATGGCTTTCAAACCAGGGGTTTTATGCTTCGAATGGAGATACTCCGCTTCGAATAGGAGAAGATATTGAAACTCAGGTTGTCCCGGTTTCTCTCTCTAATAAAAGGCTATCGGTCTCTTTTTACCACGCAAGAGACGGCTTCTATTACTGCTTTGTAGGAACCGCTTCCAGTAAAGACGGCTGGATTCTAGACGTTACAAAGGATAAGCAAACAAAAGTCGGCTGGTTTAATGTAGTTAATATAAATCCAACGTGTATTCATTGGGACGATGATAAATATATATTTGGAAATAATACTGGATTTTGTGCCGTTGAAAGAACTTCCGGCACTGCTTCAGATTTCTCCGATATAAGAACAGAATATATTGCAGCGGCGTCAATCAACACTGGAAGCGACCAAATAACTGTTGCGACCTCTTATCAAACTGGAGATGAAATAACGATAAGAACAACCGGAACAATTCCAGGCGGCTTAACTGCAAATAGTAACCTGTTTGTGATCCGTGTCTCTTCAACCGTAATTAAGCTGGCTACTTCTTCAGCTAACGCAACAAATGGAATAGCGATAAATATCACAAGCCAGGGAACTGGAACGCACACGCTAGTTTCTAAACAGGCAATAAGTGCCTTTTATTCAACGAACTGGATCAACTTCAATACTGTCTCCAAGGTTAAAAAGCTACAAAAGCCAATGGTACTACTTAACGCCTCGGCGTCTTTAATTAACCTAGATATGACTATCGCGGTTGATTGGTATGAGAGTTTTTTTGACCCGCATGTGATCTCTGTTACCTCTAATCATTTATGGGGTGACAATAATTGGGGCGACTTTATTTGGGCGGCTGGATCCAATGCCACGCCAAGGAACATTGCAATCGCTAGAAGAAAGTGCCGATCCATTCGCTATAAGTTTTCAAACAATACACTTAATCAGGATTTTAACTTGAAAGGTCTAGCTCTAGGCTATGACCTCATAAGAAACAGAGGAGAGTTCGGTTGAAGCTATTTGATTATGGAGACGATCAAAACCGCTCTTGGTTTCAGCAGATCTTGGAATGGTCTCGCAAAAAGATTTCCATTGATGATAATCTTGACTGTATTATTCTAAGCGTGAACGTTGCTACTACTGAAACCGTTGTTGACCATACGCTTGGACGTGTTCCCCGTGGAATTATACCAATTTTGCAATACCCGAACAACATTACAGAAATGTCATGGACGCAGGAACCGACAAACCAGAAATTGTTTATAAAACAGCGTGTTGCTGGTAAAATAACACTATTGATTTTCTAGGGAGAGAAAAATGGGATTTATTAAAAAAGTCTTTGGATATACTCCAGCCGGATTAGTTGCAAAAGAGTTTGACTTGTTTGGAGACCGGGCAAGATCTGAAGCCGACGAACTTCAAAGAAGACAAGCGGACTTGCGCACTCAAGGAAAGCGAAGGCAGCTTGAGCTATTAAGATCCAAAAGAGGCCCTGTTGTTACTCCACAAATGGAAGCTAGAATTAAGGCATTGGAAGATGAGTCCAAATTGCCGTTTCACCTAGATCCAAACGTGCAAGCGGACTATAGGCGGGCAACAGTAGGCGGAGCTCAGGCCCTTTCTGGTATTCAAAACGAACAGCTTGCAAGTGGAGCCCGCGGGGGCTTTTCTAACGTTGGTTCGATCTCGGACGTTTACGACCGTTTGGGCGTTCAGCTAGCAGACCTAGGACAAAAACAACAGGTAATGAAAGAGCAAAAGAGAGACATAGCAGCAGCGGCTAGACAGGACATAGCGGACGCCCAAATTGCTTATGAAAACTCACTAAAAGACGCAGAGGCGGCAATTGAAGCTGGAGACACGCAAGCAATGATGGCGGCCCTAAACCAAGCGTATGCTGCAAAAGACGCAATTAGAGCAAGATCGCAGCAATTACTGTTGGGAGGAATCCAAACTGGAGTTGGTGCATTTGCAGGAAGCCCAGGAACAGCTAAGGCTGGAGTTGATAACATTTCTTCGGCTGGCGGAAAGACTTATGGCGGCTATCAATACGGCTCTCCGTCTGGGTCCGTTGCTGGCGCTGGAGGCTTTGGGCCAGGCGTTTCCGCTGGCGGATACAAACCTTCTTACCAATACCGTTAAGGGAGAATTATGGAAGAATTAGATCAAAACGAGCTAAGTTATGATGACCCACTAGAGGATCTCGCTCTTAGAAGAAAACTAAGGCAGCAATATTTGAGCTCATTAGAGCAATCAAATAACCCTATGGCTAACATGGCAATCAAGTTAGCTGGAGGCGGTATTGATACGCTTTCAAGATACTATGCGAACAGAAGGCCCATGGAAATTCTTACCGGAATTTCGTCCTCTCCAGGGTACACAACAAACGCAAGAGAAGAATTTGCAGCAATTCAAAACGCAAATAGACAAAGAGCCCTAGATCAAGGCGCTATGCTTAAAACATTAGAAGCTGAAGCCACAAGGCGCAAAAACGCTGAGATTATGGCTGAATATAGAAAAGCAATGATGGAACAAACTGGAGAGATAAAGAGAGCTCAGCTAGGCGTTGAGTCACAAAAGGCGCAGCAATTAAGAGAGCAAAAAGAAAAAGAACTTGAGCAAAAAGAAAGAGAGTTTCAAGAAAAAATCAGGCAGTTCAACGAAAACTTGAAGGTTAAAAAGCAAAAAGCAGCAGGCGGAGGAAAAGGAAAAGATGACGGAGGAATTGCTCAAGGTTCAAAGGAAAAAGTCGCTGCTCTTTCCGATGCGCTTAGGTCTCTAACTGATTATGAGGCCGCTTTTGATAGAGGTGGCCGGAGGGGTAGAATAAATCCTGACACATGGGGAATTGGCTCTTTTATTAGCTCCTCTCCGATTGATGAGGCGACAACAAAATTAGTTGATGACATTGGAAGGATGAGATCCGGCGGTGCTGTTACTCAAGACGAGGAAGCTAGATTTTTGCAAATGTTACCGAGATCCGGCGACAGTGACGTTGATGCTCGCAGAAAGCTAGCAAATCTTAGAAAAGAGTTTATGAATAAACTCAGTGTATATGGAGCAACTCCAAGTGTTCTTAGTAAAATAGGCGTTTCTGGAATTGAGTTCGAAAACACAGTAAGGGTGGTTTCTCCAGAGGGTAAAATAGGCAGAATACCAAAGGAAAATCTTAAAAAAGCACTAACTCAAGGATACAGGGTGGTTGAATAATGAAACACAACGACGTTGGTTTTGTTGAAGAAAGTGATCTCGGCTTCGCTGAAGAGCCACAGGCAGACAATGACCAAAATGCTTTTTTCAAATTCCTTGATTTTATTGATTCGGTTTCTGGAGCTCCAACTAGAGCCGGAATAGTTCATGGTCCAAAAGCATTTTTCTCGCAATTTGGTAGAAACCCAAAGGGAGCTCCAAGCGCTGAAGAGACCGCGGCTAGTTTGGGATTTTCTACAGAGCCCATTGAACTACCAAAAACGATAGGATTTGAAGACGCTCCGCCGGTTAAGGTTTCTCCGGCTGAAATGGCGGCTATTCCTGTTTCTATGGTAGCGGATTGGACAAATTTAATTCCTCTTGTTGGCCCGGCGCTTCGGGGGGCAAAAAATATTGGTAAACTTTCTCAATCCGGCGCTCTTGGAGGAAAAACACTTAAACAGGGAGCAGAAACGGCCCAGGCTGCACAGGTTGTTCGAGAATCTGCGCCGGAAATCAAAGAAGTCGCAAAACGGCTCAACGTCCCTGTGTTTGAGGGCCAATTATATAAAGATCTTTTCACTCAGGCCGCGGAGGGTGTATTGCAAACCTCTCCGTCACATCTTGCTAGATCAAGACAAAATAAATTATTACGCGCACTAGAGTCTTTACAAGATCAAGCTAGAAGTATTGTCCCCCCCTCTGGAGTTACTGCATACGAGGCCGGATCTGGGGCAAAAGAGGCCATGCTAAAACAAGCTAACGAACAGAAAGCCTTGTTTTCGAAATTATATGAAACAATAAGAGAATCAACTCAACACATTCCCGTTTCAGAAAGATCACGCAAAGCTATTTCAAGAAATGTCTCTAGATTACCAGGCACAAAATTTGATTTATCTCCAGCAAAATCACTAATCGAAAAAGTAGCAGGAGACATTAACAAAATACAGACCGTTGATGATATTAAACTACTTAGAACAGAGTTAAATCGAGCTCTTTCTCAAACAGCCAGTCGCGCTGAATACAGCGCAGTAGGAGACATTTCTAGAAGACTAAAAGCCCTAGAAGAAGGAACCGTAATCAGGGCCGCTGAAATAATGGCTAGAGATACAAAAGACCCAGCTGTAAAGCAGATGATATTGTCTCTTATAGACACAAGAAGAGCAACGGATGCCCAATATAGAGAGTTTATGGATGGCCTTAGTAAACTGTCTAAGGGAATGGGAAAATCTAAAATTAAATCTTCAGACGATGCAATCCGGTTCATAAGCGGATTGGATTCTGAAAAAATAGCCAACAGATTGTTTCAGAAAAACAACGTTGAGTTTATGCAATTTTTAAAAGGAAAGCACCCAGAGCAATTAAATTCAATATTTCAATTACAAAAGTCAGAAATTTTGAAAAAGGTTACAACTGGAGATGAGATAAATATTAAGAGACTTATTAAGGAAGTTAATAATATTCCAAAAGAGATAAAAGAAATGATGTTCAATGCTAGTGAATTGAACAAGCTAGAAGATATGGGAAAATACCTATATTCAATGCCGCCGCACTTGAATCCGTCTAAGACGGCAATTGCTCAAGAATATCTCTCTTTCTTCAGAAATCCATTTGCCGCTGCTACTACAAACATTCGAGATGCGGCGCTTAGGCTATATCTATCCGGCAAGGCAACGACCTATGAGGATGCTTTTAATATGGCTCAAAAAATAGCAGAAAAAGGCAAAAAGCCTGGTATGGTTTCTCTTGGCGCTACTAGGGCCAAAGTAGGATTAACAGAAGAAAACAAAGTTAAAAACAATAGAATCAAAGCATTAGAGGAATAAATGGAATTTATATCAATCACTATTTTCTTTGCACTCATTGTCGGCTGGATAGAGTGGAAGTCTTATCAGGTGCAAAAGCAAAACAAGATAAATGATGCGAACATTAGAGCGCTTCATGAGGCGATAATCGACTTTTTGAAATGTACAAAAGAGATAAAAGACGGGCAAATTCTAATTCAAGAGTCATTGAACGCTCAAAGCGAGTTCATACTTAAGGCCCACACGGATTTGGGAACAATTGTAAAAGAGTATGAAGTTAATGGAGTCCCCCTTGGCTATGATAGAAAAGGCGGAAAATTTGACTACGTTGAGGGCTTATGAAAAAAACCGTTTACGACCACTTTAATGCCTACTTAAAAGATCCCGATCTTAGCGCCTCTGATTTGATTTCTTGTCTAGAAAAGATGAGAAGTAATTGGACACAGCAAAGGCAAAATGAGCACGATCAAAGGTGGCGTCAATCTCTAGCGTTCTATGCTGGCCATCATAACATTAGAAACTTCTCTAGGACAGGGAACCAGTACAGGGTCGAGTTAAAAGAAAACCATACCAATAACATTGTACAGCGAATGGTCTCTGTATTTGTTCAAAACATGCCGATCACTAGGGTTTTTCCTGCTTCGGATTCATCTAAGGACGTAAAGGATGCTGAAAACTGCGAATCTTACATCAAGTATTTTTACAAAACAAAAGACCTAGAAAACAAGTACGCGAAGTTCGTAAAGAGTTGCACCATTTTCGGAAATGCTTTTTTGTTTAGGCAATACGACCCTTATGCGGGCGGATCAATGCTATTAAGCGAAGATGAGGGCGGAGAGAATAAAATAAAGAAATGGCGCGGCGATGTTAAGATTGAGATCGACGATCCATTCCGCATTGCTGTACGGCTTGGAATAGATGAAATGTCTGATATGTACGACTTTTTTAGATCCGTTCCAGCAAACAAGTCTGAGCTAGAGGCGGAACATGGATCTATAGATTCTGAATCCGTTGTTGCTATCAATGCTTACAATGGGCAACTCCGAACGGACGATGATTTAATACAAGTACACCACTATTATCATAAGCCTACGAGTTGGTGCGATGAGGGAATCTATGTTTGTTATGCTGGCAAAAAGGTTCTAAAGGGAATGACCTGGCCATACAAGTCGCACTCCCTTCCAATTGAGCATTTGTCATTTGACAAGCCTCCCATGTGCTTTTGGGGCTTATCAACTATAGATCAAGTAATGGATTTGCAAGAGCAAGTAAATAGGGCCGCTTCGATGATTATTGAAGCCAGAAACCTTATTGCTCGCCCGCGGGTTTTAGTGTCGGAAGAGGCAAAGATACCAGGCCAAGCGTTTTCAGATCGTCCTGGTGATATTATCCGCTATAAGCAATCGGGCGGAAAGCCAGAGTTTTATGTTCCAAACTTTAACTTTACGGAGCTCGCAAACCACAAGGCGGACGTGAGAGCGGCTTTACAGCAAGTTTCTGGTATGAGCTCAGCCTCCAGAGGAGAGATCCCAGCGGCTACCAAGACGGCTTTAGCGTTGCAGCTTGTACTTGAGCAAGATAGATCGCAATGGGCTCCATTTGTTAAGCTATTCTATCGTTCAATTCAGGAAACAAACCGAGGGATACTAGATATTGCGGCTCAATACTTCACAGAAGACGATCCGCGAGTGATTAAAGTTGAAAAGCTGAATAGGTTTGAAACCGCTACTTTCCACGGCGGAATGGTCCCCTCTGAGCTAGACGTTTGGCTAGAGGACACTAATCCATTAGGCTGGACGGCAAGCGGTCGAATCGAAGCCGTACAAAACTTAGTACAGGCTGGAGTCCTAAAAGATAACGATCAAGTGCTAGAGATGTTAAAGCTAAACAATCCAAATTCTGCATACAAAGAGCAAACCATTGCTAGAGCAACGGCTCAAAAAGAGAATGAACTGCTTAAAAAGGGGATATTTGTTGAGGTTGAGAGCGAAGATATTGACCCAATTCACATTAACGAGCACGCCGTTGAAATGATGACCGTGGAATACAAGAGCTTTCCGCCGTTTATTAAAAAGCTATTTGAAGATCACATAAACATTCATAAATCGAGATTGCCGCAACAACCAGTTCCGCCGGATCAGGTATCTAGCCCACAAAAGCTAGATCTATCCGAGCAACTTGCACCTCCTGAGGCAAAAATAGAGGAGCTCATTGGGGGATAGATGAGAAACGAAAAGAGATTACAGGCGCTCAATAAAATCATGGGCTATGAGCCCGAAGATGTCGCTAATGTATTGTCTCCTTTAGACATCGCTCAGATACCAGTGAATATTTACGAATCTTTAGTAAACGCACCTATCCGCGCTGGAATAGGCGCGGCTATTACAAATGAGCCCATCTTGCCAGCGATGCAAAGACAGTTTGGAGAGGACCCAGAATTGGCTCCAGACTTTGGAACCTTGGAAAACATTGCTTTGGATCCAACTTCTATTTTTGGGGCTGCTAGTGGAGCGGCAAAACTTGGCCCTCAAGCGATAAAGCGGATTAAAGCGTTAAACCAAGCAGGTGGGATTGACCTTGAGCCGCTTAAAATACTTTCTGGATTGAAAAAACTAGAAAATGAAAATGTAAAGTTTGCCTTAAACAAGGCCGCCAAAGACTTTTACGGAAAAACGTCAAATTTTAACGAAGCTGGATATGTAGGACACGCTGGCGACTATTATGATTTAAGTGGTAGGCATTGGAATAGAGAGGAAGCGGCTAGATTTCCCTCTCAATTTTATAATCAAAGAATGGTAGATCACTCAGAAATTCCAGACGCAGCAATTGATATTATAAAAAACGAGATCCCAGAGGAATTGATCTACAATGAAGAGACCTCAAGATTGCTTGGAGATGACCCATTAAAAAGGCTCTTTATGTACGGCGGTAAAATCATAAGAAATTATCCTGGCGTTGGAATGGAGACAATGAGAGCGCCAACAGAAATTCAAATAAGGCGCATAATTCCAAAACATAATACGCTTCACAGGGGAGATCCATTTTTTCTAGATACGTTTAATCCAGAAAGCAATGCCTTTAATTCAATTGAATTACAAAAGCCATCTATGAGTGCGCTAATAAAGGCGCTTAAAGAATTAGGATTAAAAGAATAAAAAATGACAATCAAACGCTCACAGCTTCCAGAAAAGTTCGGAAAGATAACCGGCCAGGAATGGCCGGATGAAAGGCTATGGATGGCCGCCTACCAAGTTCCCAATTTTATAAATATGGGAAAAAAGAACATTTACATGAATAGAGCCATGTTCTTAAATATGGACGCCGCTCTCAATAACCTAAGAGTATTTAACATTGCCCATGAACTAGATGAGTTTAACGGATGCTTCAATATTCGCTCAGTTAGAGGAGTGCCTGGCCTTATGTCGGTGCACTCATGGGGCCTAGCTATTGATGTAAACGGCTCTAGAAATCCGCTGGGGGCTCAAAGTACACTTTCCAGGCTCTTTGTTAAGTGCTTTAAAGACGCAGGATTTTATTGGGGAGGTGACTATCGCCGTCCAGATCCAATGCATTTTACTATTGTTGATGAGGCTAGGTGAAGTGTTAAACGCGCTTTCTTAGCGTATCCTTCTTAGTTGCAGAGATAAGGTTAACTCTTCCCCTCTCACGGGCTCCACAGCTTACGCAAATATAAACCTGGTACTTGCCGCTTTCTTTCCAAGTAAAGCCGTTTTTAACAAACTCAGTGGATCCACAGCTGCAAACAATGTCTAGCTCTTTAGTGTACAGGTTGAAGTTAATGTGATTAGACCACGGATAGATCCGCTCATAGAGCTCCCTTGTCGCTGCAATGTCATTGATATTGTACTTTTTGAGCTCTTCCCAAGCGCCCTTTTCTCCACTTCTTAAAGCGTGAAAAAGGGACATTCCAGGGTATTTCTCATGCTTTGTTTTGCGGTTTTTACACTCTAGAAACTCTAGGAGATATTCGAGGGAGTTTGAGGAGACTTTAAAATGTTTCTTAGCCATCTTTAGCGTATCAATGTGCTTGTCTGGCTTAATTGGTTTAAAGCCGTGTTTAATAAAGCGGGTGTTAAGTTTTGGAAAGTCAAAGCCTTGGGAGTTGTGGCCTAAGAAAATGTCGCACTCATTTATTAGATCCCAAATCTCTTGCAGTATTTTCTTTTCGTCCCTTAAGTCTTTGGCGTTACGTTGATCTTGATAATATACCTTACTTTCGCCTACCCATTGGGCCGCGTATGAAATGATTGACCAATCTTTAACAATATTCTTGTGGTTTAATTTTGGGTCATAGAGGTCAAAGCAAAAGACCTCCATAGGCATAACCTCAATGTCGACAAGCAGGATTTTGGGTCCATTCTTTGGCGCCATTCCATAATAGTGATGGAAATCAATGACAAATAATAATTATTTTCTTCTTTTTTTATGAAAAGATCGCTTTCGGCGGTGTCGACCGCGTTTTAGCTTGGCGAGCTCCGATTTCATGATGCCGCAAAGATCTGTCTCATCCATGGGCAAATTATAGCATGGTAGACCAAATCCATGGCAAACTGGTTGTGTTTATACACGCTTTAGGCTATCAAAAAGACACACGTTCCCTGAGCCTTGCTCTTACTTCATGAATTTTGACTGTTTCTTTATTTTCGTATTTTGCTAAGCCTCTAAGCCAGTCATCCAATTCCTTGATTGTAAGGTAGTATTCGACTCCATTTAAGGCAAAGTCAAAGTCTTCCCGATCTTCAGGTAAGTTGAAACTAATTGTTGCTTTCATAGCGCACCCCAAAGAAACATTAGCGCAAACAAAATCGTCATGAATATAGCTAGTTTAGTTTTTAACTCTCCAAATATCAGCATTGCAAAGAAAAACATTGACCCTATGATGTTAATTATTTGTGTTTTTTCCATTTGCTACTCTCCTTCCATGCTCAAATCCGATCTTGAACATTTCTAGTTCTCGAATGGTGCAGTTTTCTAAGTCTGGATCTCCTAGATCTTTTTCAAATTGTATCCCGCACTTTGGGCACTCACAGAGGAGTCTGCTTTCAGTGTCTATTTGGAGAAATGTTCCAGTGCCGGTGCACATAGAATGGTTTTCTCTGGAGGAATATAGAATCCCGCAATGGGCGCACTTTATTAAATTTTCACCGATTGATTGCTCGTTCATTTCTTCTCTATCCATTCTCGTATTAAAATTTCAGGATTAAGATACTTACTCTTTTCGATTAGCCAGCAAATGGCTTTATAGATTAGTGATTCGTTGCTCATTCCTTTTTACCTACCTTGTAAACCCCGCCACAATTGTAGGAAACGTACTCCATTATTCTTACTTCCCCTTTACCAGTCGGGCAATAATACGAAATGGGTTTATCATAGCACGTCTCACAGAAAGTAAAGTCCTGCTCTGGTTCCAGTTGTATTTCTTTTTGCGGCTCTTCAAAACAAAGATATACCGTTTCTTTTCCCCAGTTGCTAATGACCTTGATTTTGTGGTCCCTAATCATTCCTTTACCCTTTTGAAAAACATAACCATGTTCCGAACTGGTACACTCCTGCCAATCGTGTGATATTCTTTTACTTCAGTAGAAACCAATTCCCACCCTTTGCTCCCTAATTCATTTAGTTGTGTCTTCACGTCATAATTCAAGCAACCGTCAAAGTCATGTGACTCTTCAAGGAAGTATTCCCAACTGTTTCTTGTTTGCTTCCATAAGAATGGAGTTTGCTCGTTCATTCTTTCACCCTCAACTTAATATTCTGTGTTGCAAATTCTTCCCTTATGTATTCGCTGCAAATACCGTAAGGAACGCCTTTCGATTTGCAGTATGAGTATCTTGAATATGCAGAAATGACTATTGATAAAATCATCGTAACAGCTACTAAAAACAGTATTGCAAAACCAATAACAAGCACATAATCAATTGGTTCGCGATGATTCATCTTTTACGCCCTTTAAATTCTTAACCGCCTTTTTAAACCCGTGTGCTTCTATTACAAATCGAGTCGCGAAGAAAACGGCAACAACAGATATTGCTAGTTGCACCCATAAAAGAATGTCTCTAATTGTTTCTACTGTTTCTTTATTCATTTATTCCTCAATAATTGGCATATCCTCAAACGAGACCGATTCAGAATAGTAACCATTAGATGACCCATACCATCTAACTGTGATCGACCCCTTGATTGTACTCAGCTTATAAAACGTCCAAGTAAAACTTCCTTCGTCACTTTCTTTAAGCTCTTTTTGCGAAACCTCTTCTGCTAAAAGAATTTCGCTTCCAATAACGTCTTCAACGTCTCCAGTAATATCCTCTATGCTGCATTTTGCACAGCAATCGTCGTGATAACACCATTGATATTCTTTCCCCTCTTTTGTTTTCACAGAAACGTAATCTGAATCTTTCTGTAATCCATCTAATTCAATAATTGTTTGGCCCTTGAGGTCAGAAAACTTTGCTTCTGATTCATAGTTTTTAACGTAATCACCCACGTTGTTCCTCTCCCTTTATAAATTGCTCTCCTTATTCATTATAAAACAGCCCCTTACCAGGTAAAATCTTGTTTAATCTTAATAGTTTGTCTCTTGTCGGAATTCATTATATTTTTTAAGTTGTTCCTTTAACTCCTCAATCTCCTTAAGAAGTTGGGGAACAAGTTCATGCTCGAAGTATTTCCGATCTACCTCTGAGCCTAGATAATTTTGTTGGAGGATTTTTATCTCCTCCAATAACTCTTCCCGTGTCATCTCTTTCATTTTACTTCCTCACAACTTCATAAGTCTGCTCAAATATATCCGACTTGCTTGGGTAAAACCCTCTGGAAATTATTGGCAGTTATTTTTTGCCATGGCTTTTTTGGCAAAAAACGAAGCCTCCTCAAGTTTTGTTTTTACAATAGACATTTCTCTGCCTTCTGGACAAATTGACGAGATTTCCTCTAAAAGATTGTGAAACGCAATTGCAATTTTAGCGGCTTTTTCTTTGCCCTCTTGATTGAGCATATGTACTGCAAACTCAGGCCTTACGTTTAATTCATTAGTATTTTCCATTTTCTCTCCTTATTTATTACACATTATTTGCTTAACAAACTTTCGTTTGCCGCTCTCGCGCATCACGCTCCAATAGATTGCCGTTCCCCTTTTGGGCTCTTGGGCAATCACGCCATGCTCACGAATCCATTTATTCATAATCCGCACTGTACACTCCATGTTTGCGTGAACGTCTAGGAGCTCCTCATACCGTGTGAGTTTCTTACTCATACCGTAGCCGTTGCAGGATTCAGCAGAGACTTGCATGATTCCAGTGGAAATAACATTTCGCCCTTGGCGGTCATGGAAGGTCTCTCTATAGGTTGTAGAGGGATCAAAGTTAGATTCAAATTTTGCAATGGCCTGTATTAGCCGCAAATAGTTCAGCTTATTGTCTTCCCCAAAACACCACTCCAATCTATCTCTTGGATTAAAGGCTAGGAGCTCTTTGCCATAAGTTTCAAGGGCGTCAACTACAATGGGCGACCATTCGGGCTTCCATCCTTCGAGAGCGGGGTACGACTTCTTAACCTCTTGCGGCGTGGGAGGGGGGACCGTTGTGCAACTTAGCAACGTGTAAGTTAAAATGCTCCCTATTACCGCTCCAATTGATACGTTTTTCATTTTTTTCCCCTCCAAAAATAGTCACTAACGGCACAAATAATTATAACAATATTGACAAACATGATCCCGCCGACAATGTAATAGATCGCCAAGTTTTGCCAGGTCATAGAACCTCTAGAGTCTCAACAGTGATAGACGGCTTTCTGTACACTTCTAAGTCAACTCCGCTGAGCTCTTTCACTTTAGAATAGTCAACCGCTCCCTTACGGCTTGTGCGGAGCAAGCGCAAGCCATAAAATTTTGCCTTACTCGCTTCCGTTTTGGCAAGTATCGCCTTTTTTAGTTCATCCTGCTTTTCTTTTAGTTCGTTGATAGTTGAAACAACGCTAATGTATTCTTTCGCCATTAGCTCAAGATCGGCTCCGGTTAGCTCAATATACTCGCTAGGCGGCTCGGTATCCGTCTCGACGTAGTTCCAAAACTTCTTACACTCTTCCAGAATCCTGGCCTGATACTCCTTATCCTCTTTAACAACAACAACGGCAATGTCAGTGCCATCATAGGAAACATAGTGGGCGGTGTCGTAGCCCGTAACTAACATTTGAGCCTGAAGCTGGGCGGCGTATGTTTTGGGAACTTTGCCTAATACGGCTTGTTTATGTTTTTCCGCGCTGGGATACTTAAACTCTACTACTATCTCAGCCTCTCTATTTAGTCCGTCCAGGGAGGCGGAAAGAACTGGCCATTCCTTAAACTCTAAAACGGGAGCCTCAAGGGGAACGCCCATGAGCTCCTCATATAGTTTTCTAATAGCTGGTTCGGCGTCGATACCGCGTTGAGTTGCAAAGTTCCCGGCAAACGGCTCTTTGCGCTTCGTTTTTACAAGCCACAAATCTAGCGGCTTTTTAAAGTCGCATTCATTCATGATGGCCGGAACGTCGCTTGCTCCAATATGCTTGCGGCGAAATTCATGCCATTCACTTGATCTTTGTACTTGAGCGTTTTTATCTTCGTCTAGTAACCAGTTCATATTCCCACCTAAAATTAAAAAGAAACTTCTTCTTCTTCTTCTGCTGTTTCTGTTACTGGGAAAAAGCTACTAACCTCGGCCTTATCTCCGTAGGTTTCATCCCGCCTAATCTTTGTACGCACCCCAACACTTTTTCCAAAAATGGCTTCACAGCAGTCGAAAGGAGTTTCAAACGTTAGCCCCATCCCCATTTTTTCCAACATTGTTTTCAACTGTCCTAACCCAATCCCCGTGGCCTTTGGATTTGTGTTTTTAATATGAAAGTTATGAAAAATAACTCGGCCAGCATAACCTCCGTGGGCTACCCTGAGGCTAACAGCAATATATTCTCCCGTCCTGTCCTTCGTGTCCTTCACAATGGCGTCAGACACCGTGCAAATATACTTGCCTACCGGGATAACTTCATTTGTTACTGATTCAACTTCACTTAGATCGAACATTATTATTTTCTCCTTTTTTGTTTATTTTATTGAACATAGTGCCCAAATCATATTCAACCGCGTCTAGCTTGCCGGATCTATCCTTAGCTAGAATTGCGTCCGTTGGTGCGCAGATAAAACTGCGCTTGCCGTCGTTATCTACTTTTAAGTAAGTAACAATATCTAGAAACTGTGGAAGTTTATCGGAAATGCCTCCGATTAGGTCAAAGCCTACAAACCTTCGGCCTGAGTCGTCTTTTTCGATCTTGCTTAGAATGGTAAAGACAACGTGGTAATCTAGGTCTCTAAAGATCTTAACCACGTCTCTTGTCGCTTGCCCAAGTTCGCCGAACAAAACCAAAGAGTCTTTCCGGTCTGGATATTTCATTTTTAGCTTGTCATATAGACACTGGCTTATTTCAGTAAGCGAATCTAAAACAATTGTGTCATATTGCTTTTTAGCTTCGTCCGTTCGCAGGAACTTAAATATTTCCTTTAGTCTTTCGGCTCGGCTCTCTTTGGCAATCTCAATATCGTTATCGTCGCGTGTTCCGTCGATGAAAGGAATATTGTGATTATGCAGAGAGAGAAGACCTCCCTCGAAGCTGGCAACAATTGGTTTATAACCAGCTGCGAGAAGGCCAGCAACAGCGGTTGTTTTCCCCGCGCCTGATTGCCCATACACGGCAAGTTTAATTTTGTGCGAGTTTATTTGTTGAGTTGATTGAACTTTCATGCTTAAGTTTTCTCCTGTCCCAAAAACATAAAACAATAAAGGAAAAAATCAAATGAAAAAGCTAAACGCTTATTTGAAAAAGAACAAAAAACTTCATTACCGCTTTGCAGTAGAAGCTGGAGTGTCTCCAAATGCTGTATATAGTTGGATGACTGGAAAGACAAAGCCAAGCCTTGCCAATGCTTACAAGATTGAGAAGTATACCAAGGGCGAAGTAGACTTGTATTCCTGGGTTAAATAAAAAAACCGCCGGGCTATGACAGATAATAACCCAGCGGTTGCAACAGAGAATACTTAATAAAAAGCAGGTAACATGGCATTTGACAAAAGTAAACACCTCCCTTTCATAGAACTGAGCGAAATGGGCTATGTTGTGATCCCGGTTAAGGGAAAGGCAACGTTTGTAAAGGACTTTAATCATTGGGCAATTGATGGGATGCCCGAAGGGAAAGCCGAAGAGTTTTTCAATAAATATAAATTTCCAGAATATGGTATCGGCCTGGTGGCTGGACCCGCTTCAAATAACATTATTCTTTTAGATATAGATTCAATCAGCGAGGACATACAAAAGGCGGCTAGACGTTCCCCCTTAGAGAGAATCGGCGTAAGAGGCTGGGGAGCCGTGTTTATAAATAAAGATGGATTAACTAATACAGCAAGGGAGAGGCAAAATAAGAGTCTTTCTATTGATCCCTCCAAGAAACCAATCGAGGGAATTGAATTAAGAGCCGTTGGTCAATATCTAGTTATTCCTCCCAGTATTCACCCCGACTCAAAAGAGCCCTACAAGTGGAGAGGCCCCTCAATTGAATCCTTTGATCTGTCCGATATACCGGACTTCACAATTGAAGACCTAAACGCATTTAGTTTTATTTCTGGAGAGGGAATAACAAACGCAAGCGTAACGACTTCCCCCCTTACTGGGGGCCCATTCCCTCAAACGGATAAAACACGCTGCGCACACGGCTCGCAGAATAGGCTGAAGACCCTTGCCATGGGCTTAATTGCGGGAAAAACGAGCATTAACCAGGCAGTTGAGAAATTACTGGATTACGATAAGAAAAATCACCTAGGCATTTCTTACTTCGAAGATAAAACAAGATCGGACTGTAAAGCAGATCCATACTCAAATGCGCTCAAGTTCTATGCAAACCTACTTGAGACGGTAAACAGAAATCATTCTAGGAAAAGGGAGCCCGTTGAGATACCGACGGCTCTTCCGGTCGTGGAGTTTACAGGAAAAGTAGAGAAAGAGGCAATTATTTTGCCCCCAAAGAGTTTCCCGGAAGTTGGGGGCATTTTAAAACTGTTCAAAGATGCGATCATTTCTATCAGTAGAACAAAGCAGGACGCCCTGGCCCTTGGCGGAGCTCTAAGCATTGGAAGCGTTCTATGTGCAAACCGCTTTTCTCTAAACGGGAGTGCTGTACAGACAAGCCTTTACACTCTAAACGTTGGAAATTCAGGCATTGGCAAAAATGCTCCATACGTCTTTATATATAAGCTATTCGGCAAAGAGGGTTTGGGAGAGAATAACTTCCTTGGCTTAAGCAATTACTCCTCCGATGCGGCAATAGTTGAGTCACTAGGAGAGCAGCGCACAAGAATTGATCTCATTGATGAATTTGGTGAAATGTTCAGGGCTTTTAACAGTAAGAACTCGGACGTGAAGTCTAGGGTTGAGGGCTGCTTAAACAAGCTATACACCACAAGAGGCTGGTACGGCGGGCACTATACTAAAACGACCGGCTTAAAGGGCGCTTGCTATGATCCGTCTATTACAATCCTGGCCTCAATTCAGAATGAGATCATGATTAAGTACGCAAGCCCGGAAACCCTGTACTCCGGCTTTATGGGCCGCTTTATGTATTTTGTGGGGGACCCGGCGGCTGAGTACCTAGGCAATCAGCGATACGACCTAACCTACGCAATGGACTATATAACAAAGAGCATAAACGAAGTTTTGCCAGCTTATTCAATGGTAGGTAAGGACATCTTCGGAAAGCCTATTGAAGACACAGGGCTGCACAAGCCGGTTAGATCTCCTCTTACCCTCTCGCCTAAGGCGGAGCAACTCCTAGAGGATATAGACCGCGATAACTATACAAAGGAAAAGGAGCTCACTAAAGGCGGAGACGTGATCCAAGCGACAATTTTGTCGCGTGCCGGAATGATGATTGAGCGGATTACTTACATAATAGCCGCTTGTAACGGCGAGCGCACCATTACGGAAGAGCATGTAAGCCTGGCAAAGGAGATTGTATTCACGGCAAATGAGCAATCTAGATCCCTGTTAGCGCAATCTAGCTCGGACGGCGGAGAGAGAAAGATTATCAAAATACTTGAAAAGCTAAAGAAGTCGCCCGGCCATACCCTACCGAAGCGACAAATATGCAGAGACTTAAATCTTCGAGCCAGCGAGATGAAAGAGTTGGTCTCAACAATGCTGGAACGCGGAACCATAACCCTTGCGCAAAGCGAAAATAAGGGAAAAACCCAGGAATTGCTTGTTCTAAGTCAGGATCATTAAAACGTGTGTCGGTGTCGGTGAACGTGTCGGTGAGCAAAAACCGACGCAATGCGCGGCGTGTAAACGTAATCATATCATAACCTTACAGACCAAAAAAAACATGTGTCGGTGAATTTGGTGTCGGTAATATATATATCCCTTTTCCCCTAAAACAATAAACACCGCGTTATCACTTTTCCCCTTTACATCCGTCCCTCAAACCCTTATACCTCTAGTGATACCCTTTAGGGTTCACATGTGCGTGCTTTTGTGTTTAGGGTACTAAACACCAGTTTACTTAATAAAATTAAACATTTACAGCAAGTGGTGTGAACACTTGCTGAAAAAAAGCGACAAATGAAAAAGGCAAGCGTAAGCAAAAGACTCCCGCCCGCGCTCATTCGGGCGCTGCAAATGTGCGAAGAGATATTTGGCGCAGCAAGCGAGGCCAAGTCGCAGCTGGCCAAAAGTGACAGTAAGGTTCAGCAAGGAAAGAAACCATCCCCGCCCGCCGAAGAGCAGCTAGATCTCTTCGGGTTCAGGAAAGGCTATTGAACTTTCTTGGGCGAGCCAACAGAGAGCACGTCCAGGACCTCAACGGCTGTCTGGGGAACCGTTGCACTGAGCATGACAATGACGCACTCACGCTCTCCCATAACCTTGCTCATAGAGATAGACCAAACGTCTCTATCGTCAAAGCCAAATAGGGGACAGAATTGGTCCTCAAAGCATTTAATACGGTTTGAAACGTCGAAGCGCTTAGGCTTATTCTGCTTCGTCCATATGCGCTCAGGCTTGCACACTAGAAAGGCGTCGATCTGAAAGGAAGGGCTTTCCCCCCACTCCGCGGCTATCATTTGCTTATAGGCTTCTAGGCCCGTTAAATTAGCCAGGCGCCATCTCTCAACCTCCGCCTTGTATTCCTTCAAAACGGCTGAACTAACGCGCCCAACTTTAGGCACGTTCCTATACGCCTCATTGATGCTAGGCGGAAACGGGAAAGATTGAATGAGAATGGTTTTGTCCATATCGTTAAAAGTAGCAAACAATTAGAGGAAAAGTTAACATTTTTACTTGACGCAAGGCTCGGTGCGTTCAAAGATTAGAAAAGCTACAGAAAACAGGTTACACGTTAACCATAAATAAACTGTATTTAGTGCTATCTCAAGGAAAGGAGACGCATGGAACCAGTTGACAAAGCAAAAATTCCCTCTTGGCCCATCGAAGACCATGACGCCTTTGCTGAATGGCTCATAGAACAGCGAACTTTCGGCACTTCCTGGCGTAACATAGCGATAACACTAAAGATTTCACGTTCAACCTTTTACGAATACTTCGACAAATATCCTGACATTCGGACAAAAATAGACAAGATTGCTGATATGCAGCTAGACGAACAACTGCGACACACAGGCATGGAGCTCGCCCTTAGAGAGAAAGATCGTCAATTAGTTATGTTTATGCTTAAGGCTAAACTAAAGATGTCAGAGGCGCCCGCTCCTGTAGTCGAGGAAAAGCCTAAAGCTGAAGTGATTACCGAAGAAACTGCAAAAGAACTACTGAAAGAGCTCCGTGCAAAAACTGGTTGATGCCTTAGGCGGTCGATTTCATTATAAACAGTGCCTAGCTTATCTTGGATATAAGGCCGGGCTTACTGTTATTCTCCCAGCTGGAAGGCGCGCAGGGAAATCAGACTTCTTTGCTGAAATCCTCATTGAAGACGTTGAGAAGTATAAAAAGCCATGCCTGTACTTAGCCTCCACTCAAGAATCAGCCAGGGAAATCATGTGGCCCAAGCTATACGCTCGCATACTAAACAATAGGAACTGGAAGATTAACGAGTCAAAGATGGAAGCCGAGCACCTTAGAAGTAAGGCCGTGATCCGTATCCGCGGAGTAGAGAAAGTCGATAACTTAGCAGGTAAAGCATATCGAGTGGTTGTTGCCGATGAGTACGCTCTCTGGAAGAGAGACCCGGAGCTCACAGTTAAACAAATCCTAGTGCCGATGATTGCCGACTACAACGGGCAAATAATGTTCGGCTCCTCTAAGCGTGGGAAAAACCATTTCTTCGAGCTAGTCGAGCGAGCAAAGAGAAACGAGGACGATTACCTGGTTCAAGAGTTCACAATCTTCGATAACCCTTACATCTCGGAAAAGGGTAAACAAAGAATACTTAAAGAGTATGAATCAGAGGACGATCCCCTCTACCGGCAAGAGATCAAAAACGAGTGGGTCACTTTCCAGGGTATGGTGTTCGCTCTCCCTGCTGAATCCTACACAACAAAGCGCTGGGACCAAGCGGATCTAGATCACTCCTACCACATTCGCGGAGTAGACCACGGCTTTTCCCCAGACCCAACGGCTTGCGTGTGGCTTGCCTACAACGATAGGAAAGGCTACTGGCTCCTTTATTCCGAGTACAAGCAAACAAAGCTACTCATTCACCAACACAAAGAAATCATCACCAAACAAGAGCCGTTTATCATTAACGAGACAATCGCTGACATCGACCCGCAAGTTATCGCAGAGTACGATAACATTGGGCTCTCAATGACCCCAGCGGGCAAGTACGACAAACAGGCTAGGCTCCTGCTCCTAGTAAACGCGCTCAAAGCAGGACGGCTTAAGATTGCCGACAACTGCAAAATGCTCCTAAAAGAAATGGCCGCTTACGAGTGGGAGCAAGATGGAAACGATCACTTAATCGACGCTCTCTTATACGCCTATAACAACAACAAGATTGAAATGAAGAAAAAGGACGATGAGGAGGAATACAGACCTAATCGATACGACACTTACTCACAGGATTTCGGGTAAAGGTTTGAAGCCGGAGTAAGGAGCTCCGGCCTCAACAAAGCAGAAAAACGATTAGCTAATATATAGTCACTCAAGCAATCACGCTTGACAATAGAAAAGGATGACGGAACAATGGAAAATGAAGTTGTAGATACCACAGCAGGAACAACAGTAGACACCGAGCAATCGACTCTACAAGAAACAACGCATGAGGCTCCACAGCAGCAGGAAGAAAAATACTCTCCCTTTGCGTCTGGAAAAGAAAAGTTCAAGATCAATGGGGTTGAGGAAGAGTGGGACTGGGACACCACAAAACGGTACGCCCAACTAGGCAAAGCTGGCCAACAAGCCATGCAAAAGGCCGCTTCCCTCGAAAAGAAACAACGGGAAATCTATACGCAGATGAGAGAAGCTGCGATGCGAGACCCCGACGGCTTCCTGGAAGTTATCACAGGTCAAAAGCGCACAGCGGCTCCTCAGGATACCCAGGCGCAAGAAATTGATCCAAGGGACTTAGAACTACAAACGACAAGACATGAACTCGCTCAAATCAAAGATAGATTAGAGCGGGAAGATATTGAACGGGAGAAACAAGCCATTGAGCAGGAGCTCAATGCTGCTATTGAAAAGTATCCCGATTTTAACTCTAAACTGTTTAAGACGTTTGTAAGAGATGAATACAGAAGGGCTTTAAATAATGGCCTTGATGTCTCCCTTGAGGACGTTGCATTTCTTGCTGCTCAAGATCTCCGATCCGAAACACAAGAAAAGCAAAAAAGAATTGAAACCAAGCTGGAAGAAAACAAGAAACGCTCTCCGGTAATCACTCCTCCCCCTTCGAGTACATCGAGCGGTAAAGGAATGACACTAGAAGATGTAAAGCGTCTAGCCGGTAGAGCATAAACATAAGAAAGGAATTTTATGGCACAGCCTAGAGCAGTAAACATGGAAAATGCGCTATTTAAAGAGTTTTATGGATCGGGCGCAG